TTCTTGTTTTGTTGATGTGTTGACGGCGTTCATGTGTTAACGGCGTTCATGTGTTAACGGCGTTCACGCATCAACGAGGTTCACGCATTAACTGGGTTCATGCATTAACCGTGTTCATGTGTTAACCGTGTTTGTACATCAACGGCGTTCGTCTATCGACCGGGTTCATGCGTTGGCTGGTTCACGCTCGCTTCTGTTATTGAGAACTGTTCCCACGACACGCCGACTTGACGCATGGTGTCATGTTGGGGTATATTGAATATATCAATCAAGGAGGTATGAAATGCACAAGGCACTGAACGGCAAGGGCTACATCAGGAACGGCGAGGGGGTGTTCGTCACCACGGCCGGGGAGGTCTACGCCTACCACGAGGGCGAGCTCACGCCACTGACCACTACGAACCATCCGAAGGCGTATGCGGAACTTGAGGGCGTCCAGGCCGCCGCCATCTGAACGCGACACGCCGCACTTGACGGCCAACGCCAAGTGCGGTATATTAGAACCATCAACCAAAGGAGTGACTAGATGAACAAGAGACTCAGCGGCAAAGGCTACATCCGGGGCGGGGAGGGCCACTTCCTTACCTCGACCGGAGACCTCTACCACTACCATGACGGCGTGCTCACGCTTGAGGCGGCATGGCCCAACCCGTCGCCCGAACCAAACCAACCAACCAAACCAAAGGAGTGATTGAAATGAGTGATTATCTTGGAACCTTCGAATTGCAGCCGCTATACGACTCGCACCAGTCCTTCTACGGCAAGGCGTTCGTCGAACGCTGGGACACCGAACACGGCACGCAGCTGGTTCTCAAGTCATATGGCACCGTCGTTGCCAAGGTCACGCCGACATACTCCGACGAAGACATCACGACATACGCCGTCGAGGTCGGCATGGGATACCTGAGCGCCACGACGCTACGGCATGTCAAGGAGTTCCTCGCACAGACGGACGACACGTTCCACGGCGTCACGCTGTCGTGGCTGCGCAAGGCCGTCAGGGACGGCAGTACGATTGACGGCATGTGGACGGCATGGCGCAAGACGTATACCATCAAGTCAATGTGAGCGCGACACGCCGACATTGACGACGGTATATAAAGTGGTATACTGAAAGTATCAACCAAGGAGGAATGAAATGGACAAGCAGACGTTTATCAACAACATGACCGAACGCGGGTACGAACTGAGGCTCATCCGCAACGGCAACATCACCGCAACCAAGGGCGACGCCACGGTACGGTTCGTGCCGCTCGCCGACTACATCGTGCATATCGACACGCCGACCGTGACCGCGATAGTCCGCGAGGGCACGACGGACGCGGAGACGTTCAGGATAATCGACGGGCTGACCGCCTGACCATCCAGCCCCAGCGGCACACATGCGGGTTCGAGTCCCGCAGGGGCACGAGACATGTCAACCATTCCATGAAGGAGGCAGTAATGACAACGACCATCTGAACCGCAATCATGGGCAGCAACGCCCAATGAATCTTCCGGCGTGTCGCACGGCACACCATGATATAATAAATAATGAAACCAAAGAAATGAGGCAAAAAAATGGAAACTTCAGAATACTTCCACAATAGAGTAGAAACGTTCCTCACCTACATGCCGGACAGGACGCTCAACGCCGGTATAGACGTGGTGACCGACATAATCGTATACGACATGGCGTCACCATGCACGGATAGGGGCTACAAGTACGCACTCGCCGCATGGCTGCAAGGACGCAACGACGTATGGCAAGACCGCATCGACGAGTACAAGTCGAACCCGACGGACGAAAACCTTGCCAACATAGCCAGACACGCAATCAACGAACACACGCCACACACCCAAAGCGACTTCGACGACCTCGTGGAATACTCATACCGGTTCGCCATAAACGAGACGCTAATCGAAAACGAACTCAAAAGAAGGAGCAACGACAATGGAGAACGATAAACGCCACGACGTGTTCGACAGAATCGCAGAAGTGCAGCAGTCGGTGGAAGCCGTCAAACGCACAACAGAAGGATACGGATACAAGTACGCCACACTGGACGACGTATGGCAGCTCGTCAAGAACAGCATGGAAGAACATGGCCTAGGCTGGACCGCCGTATGCGCGAGCGAGATAGTCGGAGCGCAAACGGACATGCCGACCGTCTACAACACGCTGACCGTGGCCGTCTACGAGACAACGCACGAGTGCGAAAACCTCTTGGACATGGTGAAGCACGGCGAGGCGGTGAGCAGCAGCTACGTGTATCCCGCAACCGCAGCCCAACAAGTCGGCAGCTTCGAAACCTACTATCGACGCTATGCCCTAATCCATCTGCTTGGACTCACAACCGTGATGGACGACGACGGCAAGACGGCCGCACCACTCCCACACCCCTCCCTCACAGAAGAATTCAACTAACCAAAACTCCCCCGCAAGGGGCCAACGAAAGGAAAAACAATGGCAAACAACATGCTCGAAATCGAAGCGGTAGGCGAAATCCGATTCGTACACATCAAAGACAAGTATCAGTCCGACTCGGCGAAGCAGCGCGGCATCGAAGCAAACTACCAATTGCAGCTCGCTTTCCCTAAGAACGGCGACGTGCATAAGGAACTCGTAGCGGCGGCGAAACAGCTGGGCGTGCGCGCCAACGGCGACAACCTCCGTTACAAGGACGGTGATTTAGTCACCCTAAAGGATGGAACCCAGCCGCAACACGGCAAATGGCTCGTCAACCTGTCCTCCAAGTGGAAGCCAAGCATCGTAGACCAAAACGCCAACGACGTCGAACTGACCGAAGAGCCGGGCGACGGCACGCTCGCCAACGTGGCGTTCAAAATCGGCAACACGAAGGAAGGCAAGCTCACGTACTTCCTGACCGGCGTGCAGCTTCTGCGAGTCGAAAAGAACAACACCCCCTCCCCCCACAAGTTCGGCGTATACCAGCAGCTGACCGTAGAGAACGAAGGCGTCGAAGAACCGGACCCGGAATTCTAGCTACCCATGAACGCTCCAATCAACTACAGTGATGACACGCTGATTGACGAACTCACCACATGCCTGAACATCGACCAAGCCGCGCGTGCGCTCAACGTGTCGCGCGGCTGGCTGTTCCCCCGAGCGAAACGGTTGGAACGCGAAGGCAAAATCATACCGAAGTCAATCATGCCCGCATATTTCAAACCGAAGGAGAACGAATGAAGGAATTCTTAGACACCCCACCCGCCAACAGCCGGGTAGACACCGTATTTAATGCGATGCTCAAACGCAATCTAGGCCGATGGGCGGAATACCGTTCATACAAGAAACGCACAACCGCGAACGCCATCGCCTACCATATCCGCAAGCACATCACCTCATGGACCGAGCCGACCGTCGACTACGCCGCAGTCGCACGCCGAAAACCGGACGGCACATACGCGGTATGGGTCAGCGCCGTACGTATCAGGGAAAACGCCGATGCCGAAACTGAATAACCGCAAGCCGGAACCGTTGGAGTCAACCATTCAAAAACGTCTCATCAGAGTCTTGGAACAGCAAGGATGGTATGTGCAGAAAACCGAAGGACGCTCACGCAACGGATTCCCCGACGTGACAGCCGTCGACCCGCTCGGCAACGTATGGTTCATCGAACTGAAACGCACGGTAGGCAAGCCAAGCCCGGACCAATGCCGCGAACTCAAAATGCTCGCCGAACACAACGCGAACGTCATGCTCCTATACGGCATGAAGGCCGTCGACACCATCCTGCTCTACAGGAACTTGGTTGACTTGACGAACGTGTACCACGACATTCTCATCGTCGATTCGGAAGGAAAAATGAAATGGACGAAAGAAATCTGACATACAAGGTCTTCCAAGACCGGGAAACATGGCTCAAAGCCCGCGAGGAAACGATAGGCGCGTCCAGTCTCGCGCATTTCATCGCCACCGGGCAACTACCATCACCCCCGCCTGACGTCCCGGCCGTGCAATCGGCATTGCAGTTCGGCAGCATCTGGGAGCCAATGCTCGTCAAACTGTACGCGGAGCACCTGCAACTCTCCATCGCCGCCAAGAACACGCCAGTCGAGGAATTGGAGAACGGACAGCTCGCATGGTATGACAACAGCTTCTACACCGACGGGCGACTGCACGTCTCACTGGACGCCGCATACCGAGACCATGGAGGCTTCCTGCACACCGTCGAAGTGAAAACCGGAAGCAAGCCGTCCTATACGTTCCTTACTGCGGAACAGCACAAGCAGTATTCCGCACAGGCGCAGATAGAAGCCCGCATGATGGACACGGATTGTGCGGAGATAATCTACGCGCAACGTCCCCCGTCATGGGAGACGCTGAGCCCCGACTACATCACCCAACAAATCAAGAAGACACTCGACATCGTAATCATCCCCGACGTGATGGACGTGGGTACATTGGAAAAGCATGCGGCGGAATACGAGCGTGCGACGCAACATACGGACGCGGATACTGTCGGACACCAACTATTGGCCGAACTGTTGGAAGCGAAAGACAGGTACGAAGCGCTGAAGGAAAAGCTCGCCACATGGCTGGGCGAACACCCCGGCGAGCGCGTCGCATGTTCCGGACACGTCGCAAGACTGGCTGAAACCACGCGCACCACCACCGACTACAAGGCGTATTTCAGCCAGCATCCGGCCGACCTTACCCCATTCCAGAAAACATCGTCGACAACGCGCCTCAGCGTGGTGAAGGAGCAGAAAAATGCATGAGTTCATGATGAACTGCCTGTACCTGCTTGCCGCCATCCTGTCCCTCATTGGAACCGCGACGGCCGTCCTCATCCTCACCGGCGTGGTCAAAGGCATCATCGACACCATCAACCATCACGGAGGAAACCATGAATGACAGCATCTTCGACTGGCTTGACGAAGGCGCCCGGGCTGAAATCGAAAAGATGCGCCAACAGAAGCCAATGCCCCCCGCCAGAAAAAAGAAGACCGTCACCCGCTACGCCGACATGACACCTAAGAAAGTGGAGCATAAGCGGAAGCTTAAAAAGAAGTGGATGAACGAAAACCACGAGAGAATGCTCGCCTATTGGGTGTTGTACCGGCAGCAGCATCGTGAGGCATGCGGGGCCGCATGCCGCAAATGGCAGGCGAAGTTCGTGAAAGAGCATGGCGTCAGCTATACGACATGGCGCAGATGGAAGCAGACGCCTGAAGGACGCGAACGCATCGCCGCATGGGAGGCCGAACACGGGAAGGACACGCAGTGAGGGCTTTCATCTTCGACGAGGCAGGGACAGGCAAGACGAAGCGCAGCATGGACCTGCTGGATGATGCGGAGCATATCCTCGTCATCTGTCCGGCAAGCGTCGTGAAGACCGCTTGGCTGCCGCAAATCAGCCAATGGTCTCACGGCAAGGCTCTGACCATCGAAGACTACCGCAAGCATGGCTGGCCGGAAGACCACCGTTTCCTCGTGGTGTCCTACAACATGGCCGCCAAGCTTGGCGGAGTGCCGGACGGTTTCAGCCTCATCGTGGATGAAAGCCACATGGTGAAGAATCCTAAGAGCGGACGTTCCAAAGTCGTGAAAGGCATCAGTGACCTTGCCAAGGACGTGCTGATGCTGACCGGCACGCCCGCTCCGAAGGATTTGGAAGACCTGTACGGGCAGACCGTGGTCATGTACCCGCACGCCAAGGACAGGATGGCCCTATTAGGCGATTCTTGGCGCACTCTAGGGGCTTTCAGGATGCGATACGGTAAACCCTACACGATGAGCGTGCAAGGGCGCACAGTGGTCAAATACACGTACTCACAGCCCATGGTCGAGGAAGCGTGCAGACAGCTGCAAAAGCTCGTGTTGGACATCCGACGCGGCGGCAACCCGCTTCCGCAAACCGAATGGCTCCCATCCCCGAAAACCGAACAGGAGGATGCGGCGCTCGAACAGTGGACGAACACCCACCAGCTCGCCGAAGACGTGTACGCGGCAAGCGCGAGCGCCGCAGCCGTCAAACTCGCCCAACTCGACGACGGCTTCGCCTACAAGACCGAAGACCGTGGAGAATCCTACTGGTTCGGCGTATCCAAACTCAAAGCAGTCTACGATGAAGCCAAGAGACGCGAAGACCCGACACCACTGCTCGTATGGACACGGTTCAAAGCGGTAAGAGACGAAATCTACCGGACTTGGACGCCATGCACGGACGCGAAGACATTCCTCGCCATGACCGACCAAGAACGGGAAGGATACCGGCTCATAGTCGCCAACCCGCAGTCCATGGGCACCGGCGTGGACGGCTTGCAGCATCTCATCAAAGACCAGATATGGCTCGACCTCCCATGGACATACGCCGACTGGGAGCAGGCCAACAGAAGACTGGTTCGACGCGGCAGCCCCTATCAGGGACGGCATCGCATACTCATACCGGACACGCCATGGAACCGCAAGGTCATGGACGTGATAGAAGGAAGGAAAACACTCGATGACATCATCAAGACAGAACAACAGTTGGGATGACGTGATGAAAAACGTCAACAAGGCGATTCCAGCCGCCAATCACGGGTCAAAAACACCCAGTGACACCCCCATCGACCCGCCGGTTGTGAAAAACGCAAACATCTACGCGCGCATCGCCGACAACCTCATCCATGTGAACAACATGCTCACCGGGGAGAAAGCCGAAGAATACAGCAATCCACGAACCATGTTCCAGAATATTTCCAAACGATGGTTCGCCTGCGCTGACACGGAAGTGGAAGTCGCAATCATGATGGCCGAACTAATCATGATGGCCGAACTAAAAATCGAACGCATCAAACACGACCGCACCAAGGAAGACTCGTATCTGGACGCAATCGCCTATCTTGTGATGGCATTGGCGTTCATGCAGGAAGGAAAGCAATGATTAATGTCAACCACAATGTGACACTGCTGCAAGCAAGCCGTGAAGAATGGCGGAGAATAGAATCCGGTGAAACAACCTTCACGCTTTGCGAATATAGGCCGCCATATAAGACGATAGCCTTCATATTCATCGACGCCACCACCGAAGAACACCTCGGCAACGCCCTCATACTCTCAGGAACCACGTTCGGCGGCTACGAAAACGTGGATTGGACATGGAGCATGTTCGCCAAGCTCACCGGCATGACCGTGCAGGAACTCAAAGAACGGTTCCCCGTCGAAGCGAGGGCGAAAGACACGTCGGAATATGAAATGTATCTGTACGAAATCAAACCGGTAGGCGACAACGAACTGTTGCAGCGCCTTTGCAACAAATAAGGAGAAAAAATGCTTAACGACATCACCATCGAACAGTTCGTGGAATATCAAGACCTCATCCTGCCATACACGGAAAAACAGTTGAACCCCAACTCGTATGACGTGACCTTGCAGGACACCATTCTTATCTTCACCATGGATGCGGAAGACGGTTACGCTGACGGCGGAGACCACACTCTGCACGGCGTCCACACCAAGCCAGTCAAAATCGAGGGACACTACATGCTTCAGCCCGGACAGTTCGTCCTAGGCGCAACCGTGGAGAAAATCAGCCTCCCAGACAACATGATGGCACGATTCGACGGGAAAAGCAGCCTTGGCCGACTCGGACTCTGCACACACGTGACCGCAGGCTTCATCGACGCCGGATTCATCGGAACCATCACCGTCGAGTTGAAGAACGAGAACAGTTTCCCCATCATGCTGAAGCCCGGCATGAGAATCGGCCAACTGTCGTTCGGATACCTGAACGCCGCCTCGGTGAGGCCCTACGGCATGGTCGGCCACTATCAGCATCAGAACGCCCCACAACCGGCTGTGGAGGTATGATATGAGTGCCAGACTGCTTCGTCAATGCCTGAACTGCGGGCGCTATATGACGTTGGAGAAATGGTATCCGGAAATGCCGTGCGAAGCCTGCAAGCAGGAAATCGACCCGGTGTCGACTGACAAGAACAGACAGGAAAGAATGGAGTATACAGATGAGTGTTATTAGAGCACTGGCCCACCTCGACCCGAAGCGATGCAAGCATTGCCTGAAAAAACTCACCACGAAAGAGATGTGGCTATACAACGGATATTGCACGAAATGTTGGAGGCTGCGCGGTGACGAATGAGAAGGAAAGGCAAGGTGACAAGTTCTGATGGAAACCCTGAAGCTCGTCGTCTACACCATCATCCTGCTCGCGCTCGTAGCGGCCATCATGTTGATAAGCGGCGCATGGAACACGCGCGTTTTCATCGCATACGTGGCTACGGCCATCGTGGCGGACATGATATGCGTACTGTCGGATGATTAAAGAGAAAGCCCCCGCATGAGTCACCGTGCGGGGGCTTGGGAGAAACCAAAGGAGGGCCGTTGGAATAACTTCCAACAGTCTTTATTGTATCAGACTAACGGCACATTGTCAAATACCATTCGCTGCCGGACTCAGTGCCGATTGCGATATACCTCAACTGGCCCGAAGAAGCGCCGACATAACGACCCCACAGGAAGCCATCAGCATAAACGCCCCAACCATCCAACACGACCTTACCGCCGCGACCGTAACAGGCCACAACCTGCCCCTTCAACGACGGTTCGGTACGCACGTTCAACGCATCGACAACCACCTCATACGTGGTGGCGACCACGGTCGGAGAAGGAGAAACCACCGGGGCAGGAGCCGGGTTCACAGGAGTGTTCGCCCCCACATCGGCATACTTGTCCCAAGCGGTCTTATCGCCAGCGAAATAGTTCAAATCAAGCGAACCGGCATAGCCTCCGATATGGCCGTTCGGAGTGTACTGTCGCATCGGATACGCCACGTACGACCAAATCGAGTTGGCGTCCTGCCAGCCGACCGCATCCATGGAAGCGTAGCACGCCTCCCAAATACCGCAGTCATGCTTGGTGCAAATGTCCTTGATGAACGGGATTTCGGAACGCGGAGCATACACGAGCGGCTTCACGCCGGTCAGTCGAATGTACTGGTAGAGGAATTCGTCGAGATAGGCTCGATTGCCCCAAGCGGCGTTATCGTCCGCCTCCCAGTCAATGGCTGGAACGAACTTCTTCAGATAGCCCTTGGTGTGTTCGGCGAAGAAATACGCTTCCACCGAAGCGCCCACGCCACGGATATAGTGCATGTATCCGACCGCCATGCCACGGGCCGCTGCTGCCTGAATCTTCGCATCCGCGCCGGTCCACACGGAATTCACCAGACCATAGTCGTTTGAACATTCGCCTGCGCCCCAAGTGCACTGGACAACGACGCCATCGGCGTCAATCTTGGAAACGTCGCAATCGGCCTTCCAATTGCTGATATCCACAATCCTCATTATTCGGAAACCTCCATTTCATTGCTTGCAATATGCTTGCCGGTCACCTTCGCCTTGTCGGACGTTGCGAAGGAAGCCGGACTGATTGAATCGGTCTTGCCGCTCGAAGCCACGCTCGTCAGCACACTTGCGATGGCCGCGACCAAGGCGATGCCGCAGACGTTCAGCCAATCCACTTCGAACAGGCCGACGCCGCCGATTACGCCAGCCGACAATGCGGCCTGACATGCGGTGCGGATTGCACGCTCAAACGTGTCAACCCAAAAATCCTTATTGAACAACATTCACTACTCCTTACTGTTGGTGTCTGCCAACGGTTCTATTGTACTCCTAAGCTCGTCGGGAAGGCTTGGTTTCGGATACCGTTTCAAAAAACCCGGGTCGAGAACATTGCAGAGTTCGTTCAGCCAATGCCCTATCGCACGGATGTACGAGGTTTTCAAATCGTCCTGACGGCGGAGTTCGTCGCGCTCGCGGATGAACGCGGCAAGCTTTTCGTCCTGTCGGTCGATTTCCTGTTGCATGTTCAATTGGGCTTCCGAGAGCCGCCGATAGGCTTCGCTCAAATCGCCGCGTCTGTTCTGCACCCAAGTGACCGTTGCGACCACGATGGCGCATAATCCGGTCACTAGGGCGACGATGATGTCAGTGCTCATATGGCACTATTCTAGCCGATAATTGAGATTATGTCAGACGTGAAGATAACACTTGGGACAAGTCGCCATCCTTCGACTATATCACGTTTGGCTACAATTAAAGCGAAGCCCCTCGTTTTGAGGAGCTTTATGTTATGTCAGATTGTTGGCCAAGAGCCTGAAGCATTCATGTGTACTCCATAGCGACATGAGCCAAACACGTGCATCTCCCCATTCGGAGCGACAACACATGCGTACGGCGGCAAATCAGTGTGATTCAATCCGTCGATGATTGTTGAAATTTTCGGACGCCAGCCGATAGGAACGGTTTCACTACCTTTCTTGTTGTACATATTCGACTCGTTCACACCTCCCTTCGGGCCACCGGAACCAGTCGCATATACGACACCGTTCGACATCATCAACGTGAGGAAATTTTCACCGAAAAACGGCATACCAATTTTAATCGTTTGCCCGTTGTAAGGCATCCAAGCGTTGTCACGTCTGACATAATCGCAACCATCGGCCACATTATGCAACAGCGTGCCTTCAGGCACACCGGTCAGAGCGTCGCGCTGGGCGGAAGTCTGCACCCGAAGCATATCACCCTTCATCGCCGCGCCGATATACGTCTGCGTGATGACCACACCAGCTGCCGACGTGTTCGACACGCCAGCATGAAGCAGTACCTGCGCCAAAGCCAAAGCGCCAGCAGGAACACTGGGCGCCACAGGCGTAGCAGCGGCCACGCCCTGCACCACGCCGAACTCCGGAACATCCGAACCGTCTGACATCGGCGAGCGCGTCTCGTTCTGCTTCACATACACCACGTCGATACGCGAATTCGCGGACGGAGCCGCGCTTAACGGCACCTTCACGTCTCCATCGTTCTGGATAAGCAGCGCGCCATAACGGTTCAGCACCGCGTTGAACGGATGCACCGTCACGCTCATGGAATCGCTGCGGCCAGTCACGAGGTTGTCCTGCGAACGGTCGAGGATGCCTGCAATCGGCATCATCGTGGTCTTATCGCAGACGAACAGGCCGCTCATGTCACGGCGAGCATCCAAAAACGACGCCTTGCCGGACACCGCGAACAGACTATTCCTCAACGTCATTATCAATCTTTCCTTCCAACGCTTTCAAACGTTCCTCAAGCCGGTCGATGCGGTCATGGGCGAGATGGGCCTCATGTATCGCCCACACGCCCAGCATCGGATAGTTGATGCCGACAGGCTCGTAATCATCATTATACTCGACGAACTGCCCCAAGCCGTTGTCGTCCAGCTCTTCGGCAATCATGCCGATGTGGATGGCCGCGCTATCGCCGTTCCGGTTCACATCGTCGATGAACCTGTAGAGCGTCCAATCCACGGCACGCATCTGCTCCAACGTGATATCCGGCATTATGAAGTCCTGCTTCACCTTGCGGCTGGACTGAGCCGTACCCATCGTGCCGTCCGACAATACCCACGCCGCACGCCACGAGCCCGCGGAAAACACGTTGTTATAGGCGTTTGTCGTATTCGTGCCGCCACGGCCCGGAGGCAATACACCCCAATTCCACGCATTGCATTTCGCGTCGATGGTCCCCCTGTCATACGAGTTCCTGTTGATGGACGCAGCCACCGTTTGGTCGATGTTCGCGCTGATGTCCAACACCTTCTGAATCGCCTGAGTCAACTGCGAGCCGGAAGGCTTCTCCAGTTCGCGTAGGCGTCGGCCGTACTCGTTCAGCGTGGACACGAGCTTGTTGGTCTCCTGAGCCGGGTTCTTCACGTTGAGCACGTCGCCATCGTCGGAGATGGGTGCGGCGCCGTCCGTCGACTCGCCCTGATGCACTACGATTTCCATTATTCCACCGTCACTTTCACACCGTCGAACACGTCTCCTAACGTGAACGTAATCCAATTCGAACTTTCATCGGCCTTGATGCCGGTGATGCGCCGCGTATGCGCGCCATCCACATAATACCAGTCGCCCTTCGTCGTGAACCTGATGTAATCGCCCACCGTATAATTGGCGAGCGTCTGGTTCACGGAATGCAGGTATCCGCGATGCACTTTCGCTTCAGTGGATGATACGGGCTGCCAGTAGACGGCGGCAGCCTCGTTCGCATACGCCTGCAACGTGTTTTGCAGTTTCACGGTCGAATGGCTGGAATCAACGCTCTCCCATATCGGAGCTCCGGCCTTGTCCAGAATGTCCGTATAGGCGGACGCGACGAGCGTCTTGTCGTCGGACTTGCCGGACGTGAACCATTGCAGCGACGCGAGCTTGTCTCCATCATCCGTCGCGGACAATGAGGCGATGCCCGGCTGCATGGCGGACGCGCTGAAATAGTGTGTTTCGCCGCCGAGCAGTGGATGCCCGGTCTTCATATGCCACTCGTACCCCAATCCGTCAGCCGTGCGCGTGGGGAAGAATCCGATGTCGCAACCGTTCTGATAGTTCGTGATGTTCGTCAGCACCTCGCCCACATAGTTGAGGTCCACGGCCTGATAGTTCGCTTCGGACTTGCCTGTCTCCGCAGTTTCCAACACGACGGGCACATTGCTGTGGGGCCAGCTCATGGCTTGTTCGACGAGATTGCGGGCGACCGTGTTCCATGTGACGTTCTTGTATGACGTGTCGTATTGAGGGTCAGGCGAACCGTCCGACTTGACGAGGCTTTTGCCCATCGCCTTCGCTGGAAGAATCGTCCTGTGGTCGAAGTACGTCCACATGCCTGACGCCACCAAGGTGAGGATGCCCGTGTCGGCATCATAGTCCCGACGCATGAGCACTCCGCCGACCGTCAGCCCGTCATCTTCGGCGACCATTACGGTCTTGCCGATGGCGGCGGTGTTCCTCAAGTCCAACAGTCGCGCATCGTTGGCGATATATTGCAGCCTCGTATCATCCGAGCTTGCGTAAATAGGCACCTTCACCGTGAGCGAATCCGTGTCGTTCAACCTCATCTCCCATTCGGCGGAAGTATGCGGCAGGGGGATGATGCGGCGTCCGGTCAACAGGTCTGCGAGATAGATTCTCACCTCCAAGCCTCCTTCCATTCGACCGTCATCGACGGCGTGCCGGACTGCACGCCCAACGGCGTGAACTGTATCGTCGCATCACCAGAGGGACGGAACCAGTTCTCTTCGGTGAGGAACATGCTCAAATCCGACTGGTTCTGGAACAGGACGCGCTCATTGTCGAAGTCGAACACCATCGTCTCGTCAGGGTTGATTTGACGGTGGAATTCGACCGCTTCACCGGTCTCGACGCAGTGGATGCGCACGCCTTCGGACAATCCGCCTCTGATTTTCACGACAAGATGAGTCGGAGCGAAACCGCTTCCGGTGATGGCGACACGTCCCGGATTGCCCACCTCGCCTTCGGACAATGGGTCGAGCAGTGGGTCGGTGATGCCTTCGCCGTCGGTCGGCACGCCGACCGTCTGCGAAAGCAGCGGGCCATACAGGTAGGGGGATGGCGCGAGCAGGCCAATCTGGAACGCGGCCTTGCCGCGATACCGGTATTCGTCCACGGTCATCGACCTGAGTTCCGCATCGCACGACAATGCGACGCCAGCACCTTTCTGCACGGTGACAGGCACCAGACGTCCGGCCATGCCTCGGAGACGGCGCATCATCTCGTCGGTGGCTTCGACCGTGCCGGTCGAATAGTATCCGTTGACGGTGATGGTGCGCCCTTCATAATATGTCGTGCCGGGAACGGCGTTGCCGTCGGCTCTGGCCCAAGAGTCCTGCTCGGTCTTGGCTGACGGCAAATCGTCGAACCCGCTCATGGACACCAGCGTGAACTCGTGTCCGGCATCGCCGTAAAGCGTGATGTCACCAACGGTGACGGTTATCGTGCTCAAGGTCTGACACTTCCAATCATCTCATTGTTCAAAGCGTATCCGAATCGGCGGGCAACGAGTTCCACGTCGCTCAACGGGCTTGCCACCACATTGTCGATGTGGACGCCGCCGGTGGGCTGTGCCGCCGCCACCATACCAGTATAGTCGGCGAGACGCGGCTTCGACACCACGCCGAGGTCGGCCGCGTCAATCTGGTCAAAATCCAAGGAGCCGAGCACACCATCGACCTGACCGCGCACGAACGCGCCTTGGGCGCCGATGGCCTTGCCGAAGTCGCGCATAAGATGCTCGCCTGACACGCTGGTGTAGCCGGAGCCGGAGAACGGGCCGACCTTGGCAGGAGAGAACGGGAAGAAGTCTCGAATCTTCTGCAACGCGCCACTGACCGCGCTTTTCACGCCTTCGACCGCGTTAAGGATGCCCTGCTTGAAACCGTTCATCAACGCCGCGCCGGAGTCGAGCAGCCACGAGCCAGCACCTGTGAACAGGCCGATGATTTGGCCCGGAATGCCTCTGATAAAGCCGAGAATCTTACCAGCCAACCCGGCGAACGGTCGGGCGATGTTCCCGATAATCCCGGGAATCGCACCCACGACGGCCATGAAAATGCCCGGGAAGCTCGCGGCGATGTTGGACACCACGCTGATGAAGGCGTTCAACAGCGTGGGCAAACCGTTGACGATGCCGGTAGCCAACCCGCCGATGATTGCGGGCAGCTGGTTGATGATGGCGACGGCGATGCCCGGCAATGCGGAGGCAAGCGACGTTATCACGCTCGTAAGGGCGGATATCAGCGCTGGAATCAGCGTCGGCAACGCGGAGGCAATGCTTTGACCGATGGAGGGGAGCGCGGCCACGATGGTGGCGCCCAACGTTTGAAGGCCGGAAGCCAAGGACGCTCCGAATCCGCTGATGAATCCGGCGATGGCTCCGCTATTGTCGCTGATTGCGCTGAACGCGGCCTGAACGCCAGCCACCAACGCCTGACCGAGCGATGTCATGAGCGACGGAATCTGGCCCGCCAATGTCGCGAACAACGTTCCGAACGTTTCCAGCAGTGGCTGTCCATACGTGGAGATGAGGCCGGGCAGTTGGGCGAACATGTCGGAGAACGCTTGCGTGATTTGCGGCAATACCGTCATCAACGCGGGCGCGAGCGTCTGTCCAACGCTCATGAGCGCGTCGGCGATGCCCGGCAGCGCGGCCGCGACGCTCGCCACCATCTGCGGGAGGGCGGTTGCAAACGCGCTCGCCATGGCGGGCAGTTTCGTCTGGATGCCGGTAAGCGTGCTGTCGAGGCTCTTCTGCCACTCATCGAACTTGCCGGTCATCTGGGACGGGTCGAGGTTGAAGAGGGTCTGGAATCCGGCCGTCAGACCGGTGAATATCGCACCGGTCACGCCAAGGCGGGATGCGATGTTGCCAATCCCGCTGATTGCCGTGCCGACGCCTCTCAAGGCCACGCCGAAGCCCTTCAACGCGCCGGAAGACACTTTCAACGCTGCGGAGCCGATGGTAGCGAACGCGGTCTTTCCAGCGGACGCCAACGGACTGAACCGTTCGGTAAGACGCGACACGGCGCCACCGACCGTAGTGGACAATCCAGCGCCAAGAGTCTTCGCGGCGGAAGTCAGCGGGGCGAACGGATTCTGACCTTTGAACGAGCCGAAAACCTTTTCGGGGAGACCTTGGAACGGCATCGACAACACGGAGACGGCTTCAGAGCCGAACGATTTGAGCGCGCCCTTGACGGAAGCCAAGCCGTTGCCGACCACCGACCCAAGCTTGGACATGGTGTCGCTGATGCCGGTCTCGTCCAGCATTTCATTGAACGCCGTCCTGAACTCGGACGCCTTGCCTCGCACGTTCTCGACCATGGAGAGCACGCCGGACTCTATGTCGGCGCTCATGACTTCCATCTTCGTTTTGACTGATGCGGCGGCGTTCGAGAAGACTTCGACGAGAATCTCCTTGACCGGCGCCCACTGTTGCGCCGTGTTCGACGCATAGTTGGACAATCCGGTCTTCAGGTTGCCGAACGTCTGCATGATGCTGTCTGACGCGGACACGGCCGAGCCGACCAAGGGGAGGAACACGTTCGGAATCTTGAGGCCGGTAAGCTCCTTGAATTCGCGTCCCACCTGCACGAGCTTGTCACGGTAGATGTCGGCGTCCTGTCCGGCTGTGTCCAGCGAACGGTAGATGTTCGAATCCACGACGATGGTGTCGGCGGCGGCGCGGATGTCGCGGAACGCCTGAACGAGTGAGGGGGCCTTCTTCTTCGCGGCGGCATCCACTTCGGTGTTGAGGGTTTCGAACGCTTTGAGGAACGCTTCGGGAAGCGCTTCGGCGTCGGAGCCCATCGCGTTCAGACCGTTTTGCAGAAGCTTCACATTGTCGGACGCCTGTCCAACGCCGTTGCGCAGGTTCGACGCGGCCTTCTGGACGGTATCGAAGCCCGCCGCACCCTTCTCGCCGAAACTGAACGCGTAAGTCGCCAAGTCTTCGAACGCGACGTTGAACTTGCCGAGCGCGTTCTGCACCCTCGTCGACTCGGACAACGTTTTCGACATCGCGTCGACCATGGATGCGAGCTTGTCGGTGACTGCGGACGAAGCAGACACCGCCGCTCCAAATACGCCGGTGAAGCCTGAGCCAAGCTTGATGAGCGTGTTCTTCACGCCCACCAGCGCGTTGCCGATGAACGGGATGCGGGATGCGAACCGGTCGTTCGTGGCGACCAAAAGGGAGAACGCGGCAGTGCCGACGACGCCTACGGTATTCAGCGCGTCGCCCAAGGAGGATAGGAGGTTGGCGCTCTGCGAGTTCAGGCTGATAATGTTCGTCAACGGGGCGAGGAACTGTTCGACCTGCTGCGCGTTGAACGCCTTGTTGACGGCTGGCGCCAGCTGGTTGACGAACGTGGCGGCCAACGTTGACGCGGCGTTCGACAATGGCACGAATCCTGCGAGCATTTCGCCGAACGTGTCCACCATGCCCGAATTGGAGATGGAGGTCAATGTCTTGCCGAGATTAGCGGACAATGCGGTGGCGGCTTCCGCCGACCTTGCGCCAATCGTGTTCTTGATGCTGTTCCACGCGCGGTCTGCCGTGACGGGCATGGAGGCGAACTGCTGTTCGATGGCGTCCGCGTTCTCAAGCACCGTGTCGTAGAGGGCTTGGCCGCTGATTTTGCCTTCCTTGCCCAACTGCTTCAGCTCGCCCACGGAGACGTTGAGATGCTGGGCGAGCATTCGTGCGATTTGCGGCGAGTTCTCCATGATGGAATTCAACTCGTCGCCGTTGACGATGCCCTTGCCCAATGCTTGGGTAATCTGCCGCATGGCACTGGACGCTTCCTGCGTGGATGCGCCCGTGCTAATCATGTTCATGTCGAGCAGTTTGGTGAATTTCGCAGCATCACCGTAATTGGATACGACTTCGGGGGCGAGCGTGCGCAGACGTGCCGCGGACTGGATGAAATCGTCCGTAGCGACACCGACCTTGTTCGCGTATTTCAGCGACGTTTCGAGAGAGTCCTTATAGTCTCCGGTGTCGCCCACCGCGTTTTTCAGCATCGCGGTGGTCTGGCCCCACTGGTTGCCCATTTCGATGATGTTGGACGTGACGTTTTTGACGGCATTGCCAACCGATGCTACCGCGACGATGGCGGCGGCGGCGTTCAGATACCTGCCGAGGTCGATGGTTGCGAAGCTGTCCCCGAAAGCGTTGGCGGAACGACGCCCACCAGCGGTGAAGGAGGCGAACACGCCGTCGAGCGCGCCTTTCACGCCGCCTTGCAGGTCGAGGCTCTTGTTAAACGAGCCGGAGAACAGTCTGGACATGCCCAAACCGTGCGACGTGAAGAGTCGGCTTGTGCCGGACGCCAGTTTGGGCTGGACGGCTGGGGTGAGCACCGCGCCCTTGCTTGCCTTGACAAGTGCGGACTGCAAGCCTTCCAATGATGGGAGTACCTGTATCCACGCGGTTGCGATGCTGCCCTTTGCCATCTGCTATTCCTTTCGGTGAAGACCCAACGCCTTGTCGATGTCTTCGGTGTTCATCGAGTCGAGTTCGTAATCATCCTCCTTCTTGGTGTTCTTCCGGTTTTCCGGCAATACGCTTTTCGGTTTCCGCCCCTTGCCGGAGTAGGGGGCGAGCGTTGACTGTTGGATGATGTCGAGCAGTCGTGCTGTCGCTCCGAACGTGCCTATGAGTTTCGCCCGTTCCAATATGGTGTATTGTCGTGGGCTACCATACTGGCTTGCGAAGTCGGCCAAGATTTGGCTATCCCACTTGTCCGGGTTTATCGCATAGGTTAGTCTTTCGACTGTGATTCCGTAATTGTCGGCAATTTTCCCGACAGGTATTCCCATGCGTCGATGATGTCGTCGTCAACCGCGTTCATGAGCTGTTCGTACTTGGCTTCGGTCAGCACGGTGTGCATGAGCTTGTCGATAAGCCATACGGTTTCCAAGCTGTCTTCCACGCCTTCGGAGTGGATGGCTTGCTGGAATTTGCGGTTGCGGAGGAGCTTCGCGTAGGCGTCGGCCCAGTCGTCGTTGAAGTCTTCGATGGTGATGGTGGGTTTGCGTTTTGCCATTGGTCTTCCTTTCGTGAATCGTTTTTCCATATAAGTATACCCCACGCCGTGGTCGGCGCGGGGTATGTTGGTCACGGACTGACGAGACTGAGCGACTGGAAGTATGCGCTATACTGCCAAGTACTACCGCCGGTGGTTTCGTTCGATAGCACAATCTGGCATTCCCTCTGCACGTCATCAGTCTGGAACGTCTTGCTGAACTGAGACCAACCATTCAGACTGTTTTCGCTTAACTCGAACAGTGTCTGCTGTTGTGGCGTTACAACCTTCATTGTAACAATTCCTTCAACACCATTAGTACGAGTGTAGACGTAGCCAGTAAGCCGCAGCGTTTGATTAGGCGGCAAGACGAACACGTCAGAAGTGCATGAGGCTGGGCGGTTTCCGCCGACAGCCAGAACGTTTTTACCTCCAAACGCTGTAGGGTCACCCATACATTCAGCCGGAGTCCATTTTCCTTCGCTGGCCTTGCTGCTGGGAATCAGATTGTCGGTGAACTCTCCGAAATCGTACGAGGTGGACTTGTTCAGCGTGCTCACATACCTGACAGCAGACCAAGTGTTAACGCCGCCGCTCGTCTCGGAGACCGTGGACTTCAGAATCTTGATATCGAACTGGGTGCCCTTTGGAAGAGACAGTTCGCCAGTATAGACATCATCATCGCCCTTCACCATCTTCACGCCGGTATCGCGTGACCATGGCGAGGCTTGTCCCCAGTCTCCGACCATCCACATCGCACCGCCGTCAGCCACCGTACCGTCCGATACGGTGACCGTCAGCGTCGGATTCGAAGAGCCTACTCTTTTGGGATGGTGATGTACTGTGTCTGAGCGGGCTGGGTGGCGGTCGGATAGGCGGTGATGGTGAACTCGAAGTTCACGAGAGCCGTATGCACGTGGCTGATGTCGCCGGTGATGAGGAACGTGGCGTCCGCCATCACGTTGCGGCGCTTGCGGCCGCCCTTCAGCATTTCGTCGATGACGATGACGTGATGTTCGAGGTCTCCGGCCTGCTCCTTGACGGTGATGGTGCCGTCCTTGCTCTCGGTGGCGTCGGTGACGGTCACGTTGGCGGAGCCGTAGGCGACCTTGAGCAGGTCTTCGTTCAGCGCCTCGATGCAGGTGCCGGTCCACGTCTTGGAGAACGTCGGGTCGGCCTGTGCGACGGTATCGCCGCCAGCGGCCACGATGTCATCGCCCGGTTCGAACGATGCGGGTTCGGTCAGACCGTCTTCGGACAGGTAGCCGAGGCCGACGAACGCGGCGTCCAGTTCGGTGGTGGCGTCGGTGGGGACGGCGGTGCCCAGTGGGGCGGCCCAGATATAGCCGGACTTGTTGGCGCTGGTGCCCGGCTTCGAGAATGTCACGTTTGCGGAAGACTGCTTTAAGCCCATCTTATTTCCTTTTCGTTGTTAGCGTTTTCAATCAGTGGGTGGGGCGGCGTCAACGCCGCCCCATGTGTGTGGGTGAGGTCACTCGGTGGTGTGGGTGATGGCGTAGAACTTGCTGGTTCCGCCGATGAAGCCCCATCCGATTGCGACTTCGGTGCGGAGCATCACCTTGTTGACGGCGCCCAAGTCGCCTTCGGCGGAGTTGTCCGGGTTGCCGGAATCGAACACTTCGATGCCGGACAGCGGGACAGCGCCCCAGACGAAACGGTTGGCGAAGTCGCCGACTACAGCATCGAGCGCCTTCTTGGTCAGCTGGCCGGAGCCGGTGGCTGCGGCGGTGTCGGACACGGTGTTGGAGGCTGCGAGGGTGACGCCGCCGAGGTTGACCATGTTGCCGATGAGCGGAACGTCGGCCGCATACTGGGTCGGCGTGCCAATGGTGGTGAGGCCGTCGCCGATTTCGGCCAAGTATGCGGAGGTGGTGACGCCCTGAGCGGACGCGTCGCCCTGTGCGGCTACCTGTCGTACTGCCTGCTTGAATGCGGTGGCGGCTTCGGCTCCGGTGCCCGGAGTGTAGTCGATGTCTCCGGCATGTTCGAGCACGTAGCCGTTGGTGCGTGCGACGGCGGACGCTGCCTTGGTGGCCGGGTTGACGCCGAAGATGGGTGCGAAGTCGAGAGCGCGGCTGATTGCGCGGTTCACATAAGTTCGGTACTGGTCAAGAATTCCGGCCTGATACGGCTGCGCGAGGATGCTCTGAAGCATGGTCTGCGGGGAACCGGCGCGGAAGGTGGCGTCGGTCGGATTGTAGGAGCCGTCAACGCCGAACAGCTTGAGGAACTTCTTCGGGAAGCGATAGGAGATGTAGAAGGTGATGGGGTTGATGGTCACGACACCGTTGGTGGCGTCGTTGGAAGACTTCTTCTTTTCGGCTTCGGTTTCGCCGGTGGCGCCTTCGCCGAAGATGCCCATTTCGCCGGAGAAGTCGATGGTCTGCATCTGGGTGCCGATAAGGTCGATTGGAGTGCTGTTGGAAATCTTGGCGATGGCTCCGGCTGCGGGCTGTTCGGAAATCAGCTTGCGGTCAACGAAGCCCGGTTTTAGTTCGATTGTCGCTAGGGACATGGGTTGCCTTTCGTGGTGAATGATGTCGGCATTCTGCATTGCGGCCCCGACTCGACCTCTACCACGATTGTTTCCGGCTGTGCGCGCCTCGACCCCACGGTTGCCCGTGGGTAGTGTCCTGCATTGTTTAGCGACTGTGCTGGACTGTTCAAGTCGGTACGTTTTTGGGAGTTGGTAGGCTGGCATGGCGGACGAAGCTCCGATTGTCTGCCGACCATCTCCTAGACATAGCATAACACCCCGCTTGACTTTCGTCAAACGGGGTGCTGTGCTAACCAGAATCACAAGAGAGGAGTCACGCATTGTTGCGTAACGGTATTTATTCTACCACCTTCTCGTCGCGGTTCGCGTCCGGCGTGTCGCCGGACTTGCTATGTGGTCTGATTTGGCTCGATTGCACTGCATATGAGCCGGGACGAGATTGTCCATCCTGTCGCTTCCGCCAGCCGCACGCGGTATCACATGGTCAGCCGTAAACGATAGCGGATGTGCCGTGTTGCGGCCCCAATAGAACGGCGCGCCGCAATAATAGCATGGCGCTCCAGTGCGTTTGGTGCGCTCGCGGAGGATAGTGCGGTTGCGATGGTAGAGTCCCGTATCCTTGCCCATCAGGCAATCACCTCCCTGACCTGACGCTCCTTCGGACGGTTGACGCCACGATACCATGCGGCGATGCTGACGCCCTTCAACCCGGCCGTGGTTTCGGTCTTGCGTATCGGCGCGAACTTCCATTGGTCGTTCGAACCGGATTTGAGCTTCTGCGCGTTCTGCACTTCGGCGGTCAACTGGGGGTTGTTCGTATGCTTGAAACGGCCCTCTTCCAGCAGGTCAAGGAATCCCTGCTGGGAGGCGAGGAATTCCGTGCCGCTCAATTGGATGACGTTCAATCCGCGTGGCAGCATGTCCCTTATCGGATTGTTCAACCCGCCAGCATCCAAGATGAGCGTGGTCTTGCGGGGTCGTGTCTTCAGCTCGTCCGAAACCCACTGCCATGATTCGGCGGTGGGGCGTTCGTCCACGATTTCACCGATGATGTACGCCCACTTGTCGTAATGCTGCGAGCCGACCGTCACCTCTTCGGTGCTGGCTGCGACGGACAGGGCGAGCGTGCTCGTGGCCGGGTCGAAGGTGAGCGCGTAGACGAGCGTGTCACGGTCATGTTGCAGGTCGGAGTAGGCGCTGTCCCACAAGTCCATCGGGATTGCAGGAGGGATGCTGTCCGCCCACCATAGCCCCAAGTCTTGGATGCGGAAGTCGATGAGTCCGTCCGCGCCGCCCTGTTTGGCTATCGCCACGTCTGTGAGGAACGCTTCGCGTGGAATCACGTCCGGGTAGAGCGGGTTGGTGAGCGCCCACAACTGCTCATCCTCGATGTCCGCCGTCTCGTCGTCGACGCCGTAGCGCACTGCATACGCCATGTCGTCGTTTTCCGCGTTGTCAAGGAACACGTTGAACGTGTCGCCGATGGACGAGGGGAGGAACGGCGTGCCCGTGTAGATTATCATCGCCATGCGGCGCGTCTTCAGCGTCTTGGTAATCATCGCCTCATATTCTGAACGGAGTTCCTGCGCCTCGTCGAAGATGACCAAATCGAATGTGCCGCCCATGCCTGCGGAAGCGCTCTTACGTGAGCGGAACCGGACGAACGCGCCGTTCCTCAACTGTAGGCGCTCGCGTCCCATGGTGGTGCTGAAGTGCGTGACTTCGAATTTCAGTTCGGGGTGGGAATCGATGGCGTCCTTCAGGTCTTCCATGATTTTGTTGGCGGCAATCTGTTCGTGCGCGGTGACGAGCACGTTCAGGCCGAGCACGAACAGGTAGTAGAGGATTGGGGCGGTGAGGATTTTGGTCTTGCCGTTCTGACGCGGCATGTTCAATGCGACGCGCTTGTATTTCCAAGTGCCGTCCTTCTTGCGTTGGAAGGCGTTGTTCAGGAACTCGACCTGAAATGGGAGGATTGTGTTACCACGACCCCAGTTCACGTATTCAGCGGCCATGATTGCCACGTCGGACGTTGGGCGGACGTTCGCCCTCCAATTCGGATTCTTTACCAGCATGTCACACCACCTGATACTTCTTGAGGATGTCTGCGTCGGCGCCCTTGCCATAGGCGTCGCCGATTGATGCGATGTCCTGCGCGGTCTGCGGGAACGTGAGTTCGTAATCCAATTTGATGCCCAATGGTTCGAACACGGCGTTCAAATCCTGTTTGATGATGTAGATGCGGCTGACGAAGCTCTCACGGTTCGACACCAACGACTGGGTGGTGGCGCCCAGCGTGTCCAGAATCTGCGCGTCCTGCGGCGGGAGTCCGGTTTCCATCTGGAAGCTCAACGCCGTGTTTTGCAGGAGCGTTTTGAGCTGTCCGTTATCCCACTGGCTAAGTCGTTTGACTTCGGGCCGGACGATGGTGTCGTGGTCATCGTTGGCGTCGAATTTCGTCCAATCGGACGCGCTCTTGCTCGGGTCGGTTTTGATTACCACATCGGGCGACGTACCGACCACGACCGGTTCTGGCAGCATGAGGTGTTCGAGGTTCTTGGAGATAAGTCCTTCGATGACCATGGCGCGCTGCGCCAACAGTACGGCTTGGTCGGTGACCGGCGCGTGGCTGAGGGTAAGGCATCGGAGGTTTTCGTTTATTTCGTTGGCGTTCTCGTCGTAGCAGCGTCCGTCCAAGCCCACTGCGGCGACCTTTTCCAGTTGCAGGTCTTCGGAGGGGAGGTAGTCGGTGCTGAGTGGGTCTCCGTCCTGCATGAGGAAGTAGGAGTTGGCTCCGCCGACCGCTTTGGAAAGGATGCGGGTGAAGCTGCGTTTGCCGACCGCGCTGAAATTGGTGACCCGCACGCGCATGGAGTATGCGTTCTTGACGAGTTCAATCCATGGGAATGAGATTGCCTGTTCGTCCACGATGGTGAGTGTCATGAGCGTTTCGCTTCCTTCGCTATGAGTTTCTGAAGAGTGGTTTTCGGTGCTTTGGTGGCGGTGGTCCTGCTTTTGTGCGAATCGACTTTCACCGCTTCGTCGAAGTTTTTGGTCATGGTCATGAGCAGTTGCATGAAGCTGACGTAGTTTCGTTGCGCGTTGGCGGCCATGCTCATGTTGTATTCGCGGTCATCGTCCGACGTTTCGGCCTTTTGGGCGTACTCTTCCATGTCCGAGTAGGCTTTGTCGATAAGTCTGTTGACCTGTTCCATGCGGCTTGAGAGGGCTTCCTCAGTCTTCCCTGCCATAAATCCTCCTTAGCTGCTCGGCCATTTGGCGTCGTTGTTCTCGATACCATCGTACCATTTCGGCTTTCACGATGGTGCGGCGCGTGGGGCTTTCCGTGTATTGCGGGTCGGTGTTGTTGATTGTCGGCGTCATGTGAGGTTGTTCCTTACGTAGATTTTGCAGTCGCATCCGGCGTGTCTGGCCCAGACGCCGTAATGGTTCGCGTCGTATGGATGCCATATTCCGCACCGTTCGAGGCACCATGGGCATGTCTCGCCCACCGCCTCGCGCACGACTTCGGTCGTCGAGTCGATGGCAAACAGGTTGTTGGTAGCCTCCTGCATGGGTTGGATGGCGAGTTCCCGCTTGTATTTCGCGAGGAAGTCCCTGACTGTTTTTTCGGAATGCTGTTGGCTTGTGAGCCAGCCTATCTTCTTGCCGAAGGCGTCGGAGTCGAGCCGTTCTAGCTCCAATCCTGCGGATTTTTCGGCGACCTGTTTCCAGATGTCTCCCAAGACCCTTCCGGCCAGATGCTTGTCGCCGCTGGCTGCGGCCGCTTGAGCTTGCCTGACTTGTTCGTCGGTGATGATGTCTTTTGCGGCCGGTGAAAGTATTTCCATGAGGTCTTCGACCGACTCCTGTGTGCTCTTCAACTCAGATACTCCAGCTGGTAGTCGTAGACGGTGAACGTGCGCCCGTCTTTGGTGGGTTGGATGTCGGCGGTGTTGAGCAGTGGGGCGCCCATGATATCCCACTGGCTTTGGTTGTACCAGTCGGTCAGGGCGTCGCCGATTTCAGCGCTGAGCGTGTTGTCGGCTTCGCCCGAGAGTTCGCGTGTCACCACGATGACAGCGATGTCCAAGTGTCGGATGTAGGGGGTGATGTCGGACGCGTTCTGGCGTGTGACGATGATGAGCGGATACTGGCCGGTGTTTTTCACTGTCGGATACTTGTCATATACGCGCATGTTGAGTCGCTGCGCCAGTCCGTCGATGATGTCGTTGACGATTTCGTTGTCTTTGCTCACAGTCCGAGTCCTTTCAGCGTGTCACCGGAATGGGGTGTCTTGTAGTATTTGATTTCCGTTCCTGCTCGACGTGTTCCGTTGAATGTGCTGAGCGTGCGGTATGTGGTCATGGACGGCGGTTTGCCCCTGTATGAGTCCATCCGCAGCTGCGGCATGATTCGCGATGCGGCGCGGCGGGACTCCTGTTGGAATCCCGCCGACTGCATGACGAGGTTGGTTGCCGAGTTCGGTGCGGCGACCATGATTTTGGCGCCTTTGAGCCGTGCCATCAGTATTGCACCTGCTTCGCGTTGAAGCTCCATTTGAACGGGTTGAACATCACCCTGTTTTCGGGGTCTATCGGCGGTTTGGTCGAGGTGACGCGGTAGGTGCTCCCATGGTATTCGAGTTCGCCGCCTTCGATTTCCGGTGGCGTGTCCGGCGTGGTGACGTGGGTGGTGAGCGAGTCCACTTCGGTCATGTTGTCGAACGTGCTCGTGTCTTCGCTTGTGGTGTTCACGGTCACGATGCCTTTGACGGTGTGTTGTCCGTCGCCGGTGGCGATGGTGATTTCGTGTGTTTTGAGTCCGTAGTGCATCAGAGTTGGAACCTTGCTATGGTGGCGCGTCCGACGCCCAGTTGTCTGAGCTGGTTGCTGGTGAAGAACACGTCGTCCGTGTTGCCTCGCCATTCGCCGGTGAAACTGTAGCCGCCCGCCGTCTGGGTGAATGTTTTGAACGCGCTCAGGTCGGTGTCGCTTTCGGACGTGCTTTCCTTGCGGCTCACGTCCTGCGCGACGCTGACGCCGATGATGTCTGCGACCATTTGGCGGGTAAGCGGGTCTTCCGTGACCTGCTTGTCCAAATCGTCGCCTTGGTTGCGGTACATCATGCGGAGCACGTTGGAAGCGGCTCCGCGTTTGCGTTCCTCGTAGTCCACGAGGTCGATTGGCACTTTGTGGCGTAGGTACGCTTCGGTGTCTTCGACGGTGGCGAGCGGCTTCAGTTCTCCGGTCAATTCTTTTCCTTCCAGTCGTGCATCGAGAGTCCCAGCTGTATGATGCGTTCGGCAAAACGTTTTACCAGCTTGTCCTTCTCGTTTTCATCCAACTCCATGAGTGTTGTCACCACTATGTCGTCGTCGAAGACTGAGAGTGTCGCCGGAACGCTTTCGTCGCGCATCACCATGCTTAGGATTCGGATGTCACGCATGGGCGGCTCCCATCCAGTCGGGGGTCTTGGCTGTCGGTTCGACGGTCACTGGGGTGACGCGCGTGCGGCTGTTGATGCTTGCCGCGAGCTGCTTCTCGAATTCGTCGAGACGCGTCTCGTCTTCCGGCAGCAGTTCGGCGCTCAGCCCGTACTGTTCGGCGATGGCGTTGCGCTTCGCCTGCAACAGGCCAAGGCTGATGCCTTTCTCGCGGGCCTCGTTGACGCGTTTCTCGGTTTCTTCGGCTAGCTTTCGGGCGTCTTCGGCTGCTTTCTGGGCTGCTTCGAGCTTTTCGCGTTCCTTGGCGAGCTTTCGGCTGATGATGGCGTCGAGCTGGGCTTGGGTGATTGTCGGCTCCTGCTGTGCCGTGGCCTCTGAGCCTCCATTCTGGCCTTCAGAGCCTCCCATTCCGGTACCTGTCGCATTCGGGTCTGTTCCTTCCACTAGTCGGATGTGGTTATATCGTGAACGAAAATTCATATCAGCCTTTCCAGTCTTAGCCTCATCGTGAGCTCCACGATGTCCGTAGCAGCATTATACGCCCTGCGTAGGTCTATTTGTGCTTTCAGTGTTTTCGCATCGTCGAAGTCTTTTGGCAGTGCGGCGAGGTGCCGTCCGAGTTCTTCTTGGATTGCGCGGGCTTGTTTCTCAATCGTTTGGATTGGTGCAGTCAAGTGCCATATCCTTCTTGTAGGTTACGACTAGGCAGTCGTGTTCGAAGCCGCCTTCGTCAAAGGTTTGTACCGTCGTGTAATGCACCGGCGTGTTCGCGTATTCGCAATACCATGCGATTGCGAGCATGGCGGTCACTATGATGACGATTGCTCCGTATGCGATTTCGGTGAGCTTGTCGCGCATTTGTGCTCCTTTCCTAGGTTTCGTCCGATGATTGCGCATGCCATTCTGACATTGCGCGTGGTTATCATTCTAGTCCGCATGTTGAACATGATGCGGTTGTCGTCGGTCACGTGGCATGCGTCTAGTGTTTGCCCGCACTGCGGGCATTCGTAGTCGCATGTCAGTCCGTGGCCGGTGGGGCGGATTGTCACGTCCGCCCCGTGTCGTGCGCCGGTGTCGCATAGGCGCCATATCGGATGCG